AAATTCCTGAGGAAACCGTGTGGGTTGTCAATTTGATTGAAGCCTATCGTCAAGGGGTGAAATATACGACTGCTGATAATGGGTTGTATTTTGTATATGTTGATGAGAAACACATGGGCCTGTATGAACCTTTGCAGTTAAATGACACTATTAAGCAAACTTATAAGTGTTTGGCGAAGGTACAGAAAGGCGGAGGCATCATTGTTGAGTGGGACCTGGACAAATCCCGCACAATTATGAAGAATCACTGTAATGCTCTAGTGCCAAGATTTCGCGCTGTAAATGCGGAAGCGATGCCAATTGACTTTGCATTTAACAAAGTAGTTGGTAAGCTTAAAGCTACAACGGGGACTTGGCCTGGTCACGAGGAAGATATTATGCAATATTTAACTAGTGCTGAATTTTCGGCACTTTGTGATGATTTTGCAGAGAATAAACGTGCCCAGTTCCAAAAACTTAAATTGGAAAAAGCTAGAGTGTTCTTCTTGAATAACAATATACCTGAGAGATTGGTTGAGTTATTCGCTGTCATCAAGACAAGTGAACGTATCATTCAAGACAAATTGGTAGCCGACAACAATTTGTTACTTGATAGATACTTTGACGAGAAGAGCGTATATGTGTGGCGCAAATTAAGGGCTTGTTTAATATTGTTTTTCGTAATAATATTAACAGTTCTTTGCGTACCTTTGGGCTCTTTAACAGCATACCTGGTAGGAAGTTTGTTTGCCTTAGTCAATGATAGATTGGCTGTGGTAGGATTGTTATTTGCAATTCCATTTTACTTATTTCCATTTATGTTACTATTTTTGCTGGTCACATATAACCACATTGAATATGTTAGGAAATTTTGTGATAATCAATTGTGGCGTAAAAGCTATGGACCAGAATGGCGTGGTCGTATAATAGAACGTATATGTACTATGGGCGATCCTTCGGCCAAACCTGTAACATTAAAGTATGCAAGTTTGCTTCTACCCCGTACGTGCACAGCCGGTAGGGAGTTACCGCCTATGCACCCAGAAGCAAAGATGACAGTACAACACCAACATCATGAGAGAGAGAAGTTTGTAAATTCATTTGGGAGTGCCTTTGAGAAAGGCAAGATATCTATACCTTATGGATGTACTCATGATATTGAGAACGGGTTGAGAATCAGATATTTGTTCGACAGAGAGGTAGACGTTGAGTTGATTGATAAGATCATCGACAATTTTCTTGGCTATGTGGATAAGAACTGTTTATTTGAAGAAGTCAAATATGATTTTGATGAATATGTAACAGGTCTGCCCAAAAGACGTCAAGAAAAGATGTATAATGCGTCACCGTATCTGGATTTGAAAAGTTTTGTACACTCAATCTTTGTAAAATTGGAAGCTTATGTGGGAAAAGGATGGTGGGAGATGAAATCCAGAATCATCCATTGTAGGCCTGACGAGTTTCAGGCTAAGTGGGGACCATTCTTTAAAGGCATGAATGATTCATTCAAGAAAGTCTTTAATAAGTTTAACAACTTAGTATATGACTGTGGTTTGTCAGCAGAAGAGATTGGTGAATTAGCACTTGAATGTTCCACATATAAGCACTTGTACGAATTGGATGTTTCTAATTGGGATGGCTCTTTACACGGAGCATGGTACCGATTGGAGAAAGAGTTAATCAAAAGATACGGTATTCCAGAGGATGCAGGCATGTTGTTTGGACATTGGGACGAAAACATTGGTCGTGCAAATTTTCCGGACGGGAAGGTGGAATATGAATGTGATTTTGGCAGAATTAGTGGTGATGCTTGGACGAGTTTGTTCAATAGCATGATTAATTTAGCTATCACATTGTATCTGTTTGGGGAACTAAGTAAAATCATTGCTAAAGGCGATGACGGATTCTTGGGCACAAACACTGACTTAACGATAGATGAGATTGTATCATTTTACAAGTCTATCGGAATGACCGTAAAGGTTTTTGAAGTCAGTCTTGATACTCTAACATATTGTTCAGGTAGATTTTACAAGGTTGATACAGGTAGTGGAGTAAAATGGGGGTTGGATCCATTACGTGTATTGTCCAAGTTTGGGTTGAATTTGCATCATCACCCCGAGAAAGTGTATGGTAGGCTGAGGTTGGGAACGGCATTGTCCATGATGGGCATAGCTAGTCACGTGCCAATTCTCGGTCCTTTCTTGGGGAGAGTGTTGCAATTGGACAAGTGTTTGCCAATGTATCCAACTAGAGTGGAATGGCAAAATTGGTCTGACGTTTGGGACGATATTATGTTCTATAGTTATGATCAGTTGGCCTATTGTTATGGTGTCTCTGTGCAAGACATTATAGCTCTAGAAGATGCATTGGTGACTGTCGAACAATTTCCAGTTATGATCGAAGGCGAGGGAGTAGAACGTATGTTGGAGAACATCTACGGCTTGCCTAAGACTTGTTGTTGGATTGTTGGGGAAGAACGACAGAAGGATAATGTGGAAGAACGTGTAGAATCTTCCGCAACTGAAGGGTGGGTGTGCGATCAATTTGATGCTTGGACTGTTGTTGGAGCACCGATTGTTGAAGAAAGTTGCCGGTATTTGTTTGGAGTATTGTTTACGCTGTTTATAGGTACTTATGAATCTAGGCGAAACAAGTCCATTGTGGCAATTTTCACACACTTTTACTTACAGTGGTTTCATTGGTACTTTCCTGGTATCAAAGGCTATGTATTTGCTATGTTAGCTCACATGTGGTGGAATTTTTGTGTGTTAATGTTGTATAGCAATCCTTCTGTCACGTGGTTAATTGATTACACGGTGTTGATGAATATAGTGGGATTCTTGATTGGTTATTTTACAATTGTTTGGTTTGTACTGCAAAAGTTGCCTATATTCTCAGAATTTGTGTCACCTATTACAGCGTATGGTTTTGGTACGTTATTGGACATGATGATTTTATTCTACAACTTGTATAAACAAGTTGGAGTTAGCTTGGGATTGACCGTCCCTGCTGACTTATTACGTATTGTCACGAAACATAATAAGAATAATAAGGGTAAAGCCAAAAATAAATCTGCTAAAGGAAAGCAGAAAAAGAAATCTTCGAAAAAGTCTGGAACTTCTACTGATGTGACGAAAGTTGTCAGAAGTTTAGTCAAATCTGGTTTAATTGCAGCCGGGACTGGTGCTGGTGCATTGGCAAGCACCATGACTGGCGTGCCGGGTTTGAGCGCTTTGGGTTCTAAAGCTGGAGCGTACATATCGAAGGTTATTGGGTCTGGTGATTATAAAGTTGATTCCAATTCTTTAGTCACAGGACAGGGTCCGCCGGTCTTTTCGAATGGGAGACGATCAATTATAGTATCTCATAGAGAAATGATTGATCGTGTCTTCACGCAGACTGGCACTGGTGCTATAAGTGAGTATAGCATCAACCCAGGGGTTTCATTGACGTTCCCATGGTTGTCAACGGTGGCAAGAAACTTTGAATCATACCGTATTCACGGAATGTTGTTTGAAGTGGTGTCTCGATTGTCTGTAGCCTATAATGCATATGCTGGAATGGGCACACATGTGTTGGCAACACAGTATAATATCGTTCGTCCAAATTTTGGTTCAAAACAAGAAATGGAGAATGCATTTTATTCAACGTCAAGTTCGGCAACGAACAGCATCATTCATCCAATTGAGTGTGCTAAGAAAGAACAACCTCTCGAAATGTTGTAT